CTAAACACAAAGTCATCATCATTGATGAGGCAGATAACACAACCCATGACGTACAGCTCCTCCTTCGGGCGTCTATTGAGGAGTTTAGTGGCAACTGTAGATTCATCTTCACCTGCAACTACAAAAATAAAATCATTGAACCCTTGCACTCGCGATGTTCCGTGGTGGACTTTGGGATCAAAGGAGGAAAGAAGCAGCAGATTGCAGCAACTTTCTTCGATCGTTGCCGAGATATCCTCCAACGCGAGGAGATCACCTTCTCTGACCGAGTTGTGGCAGAAGTCGTCCAGAAACACTTCCCCGACTTCAGAAGGGTCCTCAACGAACTCCAGCGATACTCCTCGTCAGGGTCTATCGACACTGGCATTCTGGCGTCGCTGAGTGAGGTTCGCCTAGAAGAACTTACGAAAGCACTCAAGGACAAGGAGTTCTCCACTGTCCGAAAGTGGATCGTATCAAATCTTGACAATGATCCTAACGCGATTCTACGTACTGTCTATGACAGTCTTTATACTAGTCTGACACCTCGTAGCATCCCTCAGGCAGTGTTGATTATTGCCAAGTACCAATACCAATCTGCCTTTGTGGCAGATCAGGAAATCAACTTACTTGCCGCACTCACCGAACTCATGGTAGAATGTGAGTACAAATGAGCAAGAAACGCAAGTCCATGGCACAGCATCAAGTCAAGACCCAGTGGTATTACTGGTTCTGGGGCGCTGCGACGGTCACAGTTTTCTGTGGTCAGATGTACGTGGGTGTAGGATACCGTCAAATGGCAGAGGCGGTATGGTCCGTAGTTGATGTAATTTCTGCTGTACGTGAACCATTTGATGATGACAAAAAACTTGAAGACCCCACTGAGGTATCCAGGGGGCAAATCAAGAGCATTAACTAAACTGCTCAAGTATCTTCCTGAGACGGAGATCAAGGAGTATCGTGAGATGTTTCTTGGTGGCGGTAGTGTCGCCTTGGAGATGACAAAGCGTCTTCCTAAAGGCACTCCTATCTGGGTCAATGACCTGTATGAACCTCTGTATAATTTCTGGGTTGTGTTGCGTGACAATCCTGTCGAGTTGCAACGCAAACTTGTAGAACTCAAATCTAGATATCCAGATCGTGGCAATGCCAAGGGTCTATTTCTGCAAGCAAAGGACGTAATCAATGACAGAACAAAGAGTGACACCGACAGAGCTGTTGCTTTTTACATTGCTAATAAGTGTAGTTTCAGCGGTCTTACTGAATCTTCCTCCTTCTCAGCACAAGCATCAGATTCAAACTTCTCAATGCGAGGTATCCTAAAACTTCAGGATTACTCTCAGTTGATCAAGGGTTGGAAGATTACTAACTTGGATTACTCTGAGTTGTATGCTGAGGAAGAGACAACCTTCATCTATGCAGATCCTCCGTACAACATCAAAGATGTTTTGTATGGGCACAAAGGTGGTATGCACAAGCAGTTTGATCATGAACGCTTTGCTGACATGGTAGAAAAATGTCTTTGTCAAGTTATGATTTCATACAACGATCATCCTGACATTGTACATAGATTTGACGAGTGGTGTTTGTATGATTACGAGCACACTTACACAATGAGATCAACTGGTTCCTATATGAAGGACCAGCAAAAACGTCGTGAACTAATTTGTTGTAATTATGGGAAGCTTGGGGGTTCGTGTGACCGCTAGCGGTTACTGTCAACTGTATCATACACGCAGAGGGTGCTATGCTACCTTCTGTCCTAACTCACAACATGCAATCATCAATGGAGATGAGGTGCATGTGACTTTGAAGTCTGGATCTGTTGCCATCTACAGAATCAACAGCAATCAGACTGGCGTAACTGGACCTGTAAGGGTGTTTCCAGCATGAGGAAGAGGCGTAAGCATCGCCTCTGGAGAATTTGGGCAAAGGCTATAGGTGAAAAGGCAGGTAGCGATGACAGAGAGGCAGACGCAGTGGCTCGCATACGCACTGCTATATTTTTTTCTTATCTACTTACTAATTGTTTTATTATTGCAGGAGTGATTAGGCATTGGAACTGAAAGACTGGTTGAATTCTATTAACCACACGAAGGTAAACTTACTAGAAGAAGATCCTGATTCTGTTAGGAAGTATCCTCCCTATATTATTAACAGATGTATGTCTGGTCACATTGATGCCATCTTGTTTGCCAATGAGATGAACAAGCATCCAAACCTAGATAAGGATATGCAATATTCTTTTTATCTAAATACATTGAGAAAACGAAAACGTTTTTCTCCTTGGTTGAAGAAAGAACAAGTCGATGACTTGGATCTGGTCAAAAAACACTATGGATATAGTAACGAAAAAGCGAAGATCGCATTAACTCTTCTCACCAAATCTCAACTTGAATTTCTACGTAAAACACATGACATGGGAGGCAAAAGATGACTGCGATCTCTGAAGAGGTTACCTGGACTTCCGACAGTATGGTCGAAGTCAGTCTCAAGGAACCTGACGATTTCTTGAAAGTGAGAGAGACACTGACACGTATTGGTGTCGCATCGCGTAAGGAAAGAAAACTGTATCAATCTTGCCACATTCTGCATAAGCAAGGTCGTTACTACATTGTTCATTTTAAAGAACTGTTCGCTCTGGATGGTAAGAAGGCAAACCTTTCTCAGAACGATGTTCAACGTCGCAATAGAATCGTACAACTGCTTAGTGACTGGGGTCTGGTAGGTATTGCAGCAAAGGAAAGTATTGCTGACGTAGCACCACTCAGTCAAATCAAGGTCCTTTCTTACAAAGAAAAGGGTGAATGGACACTTGAAAGTAAGTACAATATCGGCAAGAAGAAAGAATAAATAGATCGTGCCATTCGTGCGGCACTCTACAAGTCGGAACACCGTATAAAGAGGTTGGGTTTTTACCCTTCCTCTTTTTTTCTTTTTGTGGTTAAATAGTAGTGGATGCCGAACAGGGTCCACACAACGTTACTCGCTTATTTAAGGAGAACCACATGGAAGTACAACGCTGGACAGCCTCCAGTCTCGGAGAGCTGATGGATAAAGTCACAAGCAACAGCATTGGGGCGGAAGACTGGTTTGACAGGATTAATTCTCTACACTCAACCACACAAAACTATCCACCCTACAACGTTGCTCAGGTCAGTAATGTAGAAACACGTCTAGAGATTGCTCTTGCGGGATTCAAGAAGTCTGAGGTGTTTGTATATACTGAGTATGGCAAGTTGTTTGTCGAAGGGCAGAAAGAGGACAAAGAAACCAACGTGAAGTATACTCATAAGGGTATGGCACAACGCAGCTTCACCAGGTCTTGGACGATTACTGAAGACTGGAAGGTTTCTGATGTTACCTTTGAGGATGGACTGCTCTCAGTGACACTCAACAAACATGTCCCTGAGCACCACGCACGTAAGGACTTCCTCTGAACGTGCTATAATGAGGGTTGACAGTAATGTCACCCTCTTTTATAATTTTAGTAAAGCTGAAAATCGATGATCAATTCTGACCGAGTAAAAGTTGTTATCATGTTCAATGGTGACAGCGTTCTTGCTGATGTACAGGAAGCAGTTGACAAGGAGAGCGGTGCACGTCAGGCATATATCCTGAACTATCCATACAAGGTTACCTATAGCAGTCCTGAGATGGATGGAACAGGTATCGTGACCGATCCAGAAGTCAAGGTGCACTATCAACCTTGGTGTCCACTTTCTCCTGAAACTCAGATCCCTATCAATCAATCTGTGGTTGTTAGTATCCTTGAACCTGTTCCTAGTTTGCGTGATACATACGTTGAGAATGTACGCAAGATGGGTGGCACTGTAGAATGAGTGTAAAACTTTTGTTGTTGAAGTCTGGTGAAGAAGTTATTTGCCAGGTTCAAGAGATTGTAAATCCAGACACAAAAGAACCAATGGGGTATCATCTCCATAAACCTTTTCGTTTGGATATCATCAGTGATTCTGAGATGATTGACACTGGTGAAAATAAAGGATACCAACTTGCTTGGTTTCCTTGGGCACCTTTGAGTAAGGATAGAGATTTTTATCTACCTGGATCTCATGTATTGACTGCTTACGATCCTCTAGATTCTATTAGAGACCAGTACATTTCTGGTATTCAACATGAGACCTATGAGGAGAACTTCAAAAAGCATGAAGACATGATCACAGGTGCATGTGACGACGACATTGATCTTGAGAAACTATTCTCAGAAGCAGAATCATTATTAGAGGATGAAGATGGAAACGATGATGGTGGTCCTGAGGACGGGACTGCAACTGATTGCGAAGATGGAGACGTTGGAGGAAGAACCAGCGTTGCATCTGGAGAAACCGTATCTGATCAGGGATGACGGAACGCTAGAACCTTGGCCTAAGTGGTCTAGGGATGACGATGTATTGCTTTATAGCGAGAGCCTTGCTACAATAGTAGAACCCACGGACGAGATCCGTGAGAAGTACAACATCGTGACTAAATGAGTTTCTACACAAACGTCCAGTTGGTTGGGGATGACCTGCTCTACCTGGGTTACGAAGAAGGTCCTGGTGGTCTTCTTGAGCGTATCCAGCGTAAGTTCAAGTTTTCTCCAACCCTTTTTGTCGTCACTGACAAACAGACTGAGTTTAAAACTCTAGACGGTCGCTTTGCGAAACCTGTCAAGTTTGAATCTGTGCGTAAAGCACGGCAATTCGTTGACAAGTATCGTGATGTTGACGGTTTTGAGGTACATGGTTATGACAGATATCTCTACCAATTCATCTCGCAAGAGTTTCCGCAAGAAGTGGACTTTGACGTTAAGAGTCTTAAGATTACATCTCTTGATATCGAAGTGGCATGTGAAAATGGCTTTCCTAACGTGCAGGAATGCGCGGAACCTCTTCTTAGCATTACAGTACAAGACTATAACACCAGAAAAATTAAGGTATGGGGAACGAAACCCTATAAAACGGATCGCAAGGACGTTGAATATATCTTATGTGACGGCGAGGAACATCTGCTCCGTTGTTTTCTTAACTATTGGACTGTTAATTTCCCAGATATTCTTACGGGGTGGAATGTAGAACTGTATGACGTTCCATACATCTGCGGTCGCCTAGAGCGATTGTTTGGCGAACGTGATATGAAACAAATGTCCCCCTGGGGTATTGTCCACAGGGAGGAGATTGAGATCAAGGGTCGTACAAATATTGTGTACAACATGTTTGGCATCAACGTGCTGGACTACCTTGATTTGTATAAGAAATTTACTTATACTAACCAAGAATCTTACCGCTTGGACCACATTGCATTTGTGGAACTGGGACAACGTAAGTTGGATCACAGTGAGTTTGAGAACTTCAAGGAGTTCTATACTAAGGACTGGCAAAAGTTCATTGACTATAACATCGTTGACGTGGAACTTGTCTTGCGCCTTGAGGAGAAGATGAAGTTAGTTGAACTTGCAGTTGCTTTGGCGTATGACGCTAAGGTAAATATGAAGGATGTGTACTATCAGGTACGCATGTGGGATACGCTGATCTATAACTTCTTGCGCCAGAAGAACCTGGTGGTGCCACCGAGCAAGCGTAGTTCAAAGAACGAAAAGTATGCAGGTGCTTATGTCAAGGAACCGATTCCAGGAAAGTATGATT